TGACGGCGACGGTGCCGGAAAGCGGAGCGGTGGCGCCGAGCGGGAGAAGAACGGCCGGGCCCTTCTGGGGCCAGGGGAGACTTCCGGTCACGTAATCCTTGCGCTTCGAGCGTGCCTTGACCCCGTACAGGGATTTGGCGTCCGCCGTACTCGGCGGAGAGATCACGCCGCCGTCGCGCTTGACGGTGGGTCGGGCCTGGAGCGATTCGTCGCGGAACCATTCCGACCAGACCAGGTTATAGGCGCGGAACGGGAGGGCAGAGACGGTCCAAGGACCGCCGAGCGGGAGACCGAAGTAGTCGCCCAGGTCGCCGATGTTGGTCGAGGTCCAGGTGACTTGGGGGGTCGTGTACTTGGGGGCGAGCTGAGCGTCGCCGAGAACTTCCTCCTCGCCCATGAAGAAGGCCCATTTGTCCCAAAGGAGCCGGTTCGGGATGAAGAACCAGAAGGTGTCGATGAAGAGCTGATCCATCAGCGGGTAGATCGGCGTGGCCATGCGGCCGAAGAGGTCGGCGCGCATCGTGATCGTATCGCCGGGGAGAACGTCCTGGTCGAGGTAGATCGGAATCAGCTGCCCGGCGAGGAAGGTCGTCTTGTGATTCGACGACCGATTGAAGGTGGAACGGGGATGAGACGCCGCCGGAACCTGAGAGAACGCGTGTTGGGCATTGCTTCCGGAGTAGGCGGTCGTCTGCATCCCGAGATCCTTTCAGAGGCCGGAGTCCCGGCCGTTGGCGTGGGAACAGGGTAGCGGCTTGTCCAGGAGATTCCAGGCGCCGTTGGACTCGTCGAAGTCGCCCAGATAGTGGATCTGGAAGTCGTTGGCGTGGGTCGCGAAGACGTGGGAGGTGTCAAGCTGGGTCTGCTCGAACATGCGGACGGCGAGCGCCTCATTGGGGGCCTGGAAGGGGGCGCCGTAGGTCGCGGCGGCTCGGTCGTAGATCGTGAACAGCTTCATGGTCAGTTGGCTCCAAAGAACCCGGCGAGACCGCCGAGGATTGCGGAAATGATGGACGAGACGAGCTGGAAAACCTGAGCGCCGGAGGGCTTCGACATTGCAATTAGACTCCTGTTCGGTTGGGGATGGTGGACTCGAGGTCGACCCCGAGGCTGGATAATTCCTCGGGCGAGAGAGGCGGAAGCGTTTGCAGGTGGTCGAGGCGCCTTTCTTGGAAGGCGGGGAAACCAGGAAGGACGCGCAGCTTTTTCATGTAGTAGCGGGGGACCAGATAGCACGGCTTCTCCTTGTAGATCAGGAAGCCCTTCTCGAGGACGTCCTCGCCGAATTGCTCGATCCAGGCAGAGCCGATGCCGGGGCGGTTGGAGGCCTGGAGGAACTCGCGCCGAACGGGGGTTTCTTCGACGACCAAGCCGGACTCGAAATCGACCGTTTCCATGATGGGTTCGTGGCGGTGCTGGTGCCGGAGCTTCTTGACGACGTAGCCGGAGACGTAGCCGATTGATGCGGGGGTGGCGAGATGAAAGGTCAGCTGCCCATTGCCCCAGGCGTTGAGGAGGGTCTTGGAGACGTAGTGCTGGCCGCTCTTGTAGACGTCGGGGAGGCGGAGGCCGAAGTAAATCCCGTGGTAGTGGGCTCGGCCGGTGGTGGGCCCGTACTCGCCGCAGGCCATGAAGCGGAATTCGAAGCCGGTCTGATAGCGGAGGCGGCGATGGAAGGATTGGAGGTCGCTGCGGCGGAGGGAGCCGGAGGCGGGGAGGTGCTCCTGGTCGTAGGTGAGCGTGACAGCGTAGGTGGGGTGGAAGGTGGCTTGAGACTCGTGGACCCCGCGGATTTTCCATTCCATGGCCCGGGTCACCCGGCAGGCGATGCAGGAGCCGCAGGCAACGGGGATCGTGTCGTCGAAGGCGAGATCGGCGGGAGTCGTGAAGGCAGAGGAAGACGGGGCACGGCCCACGAATTGGTACCGGTCCCCGTCATGGGCCAGGAGATTCGGCCGGATGCACCTCACAGGCGGATTCCGCCCCTTTCGACGTGCCCGTTGATGTTGAAGGAGTGGGTCTTGGCGCCAGCCTTGAAGCTGGACTTCGAGCGAGAGCGGTTCATTCTGCGGCCCTTCATAGGGGGTCCTCCTTGGATTCGAGCCTATCAAAGGGCGGTCGCGGACGCTTGGACTTTTCGAGTTTCAACCACCTGGAAGGAGATCATCAAGTTGATCTCCTGGGTGCCGGTAGGCTCTGCCTGAGGAACGGCTTGGGAAAGGTGGGGGGGACCCCAAGGCTAACAGCCCTGGGGCCCGCCCCAGCCCCCATTACGGTGCCGGAGGGGTCGAGGCCGCGGCAGCCGATTCGGCCGGTTTGGAGACATCGGGGAGCGTCGAGGCGCGGATTTTCGCGTGTTCCTCGATCGCGTCGAGAAGACGCTCGGGGTTGTGGCCGACGGCAGCGCGGACTTCCTCCGGAAGGGCGTCGAAGAAGTCACGGCCCTGGCGGGCCTTGAGGAGGGACTCGTGGAGGTCGCCGACATCGGAGACGTCGAGAAACTCCGCGACGCGGGCATTCTGGCGGGGGGGGAGCTCGCCAGTGCCCGCGAAGCGGAGGATCACGTTGTTGATGTCGCACTCGTCGGCGAAGTCGGGGACGGTGGCCGAGGGATCCCAGGTCTTCATGCCATTGCGAACGGGCGTAGAGAAGCGGGAGCGGACGAGCCGCGTAGGCGAGTCAGCGAGGAGAGCGTTGAGCGTCTCGGAGATGTTGTTGGATTTGGTGGGCATGGGTTAAGCCTCATGGGTTGGAGACGTTGAGCGTCAGTAGTCGCTTTGATACTCGCGTGCGGCTTCGGCGCGGTCGCGCCGGTCCTGTTCGCGGGTGGATCCCTCGTAGGTGCGCTCGCGCGCACGTTGGTCTTGCGCAGCGTCCCGATCCCGTTGACGGGCATCGGTGCGGCGGTCGCGGCGGTCGCCAAGGACCTGGCCGCGGCCCTTGAGGAAGACACCGGCAGCGGGGCCGAGGATGTCGTAGATCTGGTCGGCGGTCTTGCCCGCGCGGACCAGGCTCTCGTATTCGCGAAGCCACTTCGCGTCGATGCCCTTGCCGATGTTCTCGTATTGGACGCCTTCCTCGCGGGCCGAGGTGAGGCCCGCTTCGGCGCGGCGTTTCTCGATGTCGGCCTTCAGTAGGTCGTTCTGACGCCGGATATTGTCGATGGACGTGTAGAGCGTCCGATTCTCGCGAGTAGCGGCATAGCCCGCGCGCTCGTAATCGGTGTCGACCAGGCCGACGCGGGAGTTGAAGGTCTTGTCGAGGAAGTCGCCCTCGAGGCCGCCGATGCGGCCCTTGTTCTCGAGGTCGATGCGAGTCGCATCGCGGATCGCATCGGCGGTGAGCGCCTTCGCGCGAGCCTCCTGCGCGTTGGCAACGGCCGTGTCGGCCTGCGCCTTGAGCAGGGTCCGCTCGTCGGAGGTCTTCGAGGTGTTGGCCGAGGTCTGGATGGCCTTGGCCACGTCGGGCGCGTCCATCGTGCCCGGGGTGCCCATTTGCGGAGTCGACCCGGCAGCGAGGATCGGGTTGAGACCCGCCTGGCGCATGGAGTGCATTTGGTCCTGGTAGACCGTGCGGCGCAGGCTCCGTTGGATCTTGGCGTCGAGCAGAGCGGCGCCGTAGTTGGCGCCGAACTGGATGCCGGATTGAGCGAGGCCGCCCGCAGCGGACGCGAGTGCACCCAACATCAGAAGTGATCGATCAGGCCGGGGACGGAGTAGACCGGCATGACGCGGGTGTGCTTGCAGTTGAAGTAGGCGTCGAGAAGGAAGTGCTGCTCGGTGGGAACAGCGATGACCCGCTCGATGGGCGGGGAGTCTTGGATGAACGAGTCCGAGAGCGTCGGACGAGTCTCGAAGTCCTGCGCCAGGTGCCAGGCGTCGAGGGTCTGCGCGGAGTTGGAGCGCATGTCGCCGGTGATGATATTCGGCTTGTAGCGGTACTCGGCCCAGCGCTCCTGGTAGCCCCAGACGTTCTGATCGGCGCCGGTCCCGTCGGCGTAGACCTCTTCGGAGCGGACGACCTGTTCGCCGATCCCTTGGAGGGCGGGCCAGTAGTGGTCGAAGCGGGTCTTGCGGCGCCAGCCGCGGTCGATCCGCTGCTGGTAGTTGAGCGGCGCGCGCGCAGAGGCGAGACACATCAGGATGCCGTGCTCGGTGAAGGAGTGGGTGAAGCCGCCGCCGCCACCGCCGAGCGTCGCGAAGGCGGAGAGACCGCCCTGGACGGAATTGGCAGTCGTCTCGGAGGTCTGCGGCACGGGGTTCATTTGAACGCGGACGGTGGAGCCGCCGAGGAATTCGGGACGTTGGAGGCGGGCGTCGGGGCTGGTGACGCCGAAGTGGCTCTTGAGCAGCTCGACCAGTCGACTGCCTCCCCGGGCATCGCGCTCCAGGAGGCGTTGGACCTGGAAGCTCTGGCGGAGCTCATTGATGCTGGCGGAGGTCGCGGTCGCGAGATCCGCGGTGCCGCCGGTGAGAACGGCCTGGAGGCCGGTGCTCTTCCATGCGGCGTCGACGGCGGTGGCGTAGGTGGTGCTCCAGTTGGCCGGAGACGAGGTGTTGGTGCGGAGATTGGTCCCGCCCTCGGTGATGCCGGTGCGCTGGAAGGTCGGGACCGAGGCATTGGTCGTGACGGGGGTGACGGCGACGGTGCCGGAAAGCGGAGCGGTGGCGCCGAGCGGGAGAAGAACGGCCGGGCCCTTCTGGGGCCAGGGGAGACTTCCGGTCACGTAATCCTTGCGCTTCGAGCGTGCCTTGAC